TGGACTGTCTGCAAAGAATTGGGCAAGAGGTAAAATGAATGAACTAAATTTATATTCAGAAAAAATAAATGACGAATATGCTATAATAGATGACCGTTTAGCATATAGTACTCCTGAAAAAGCAGAGGAGATAGCAAAGACTATAGGTTGTGAAGGACACCACGTACATAACTTTGAAGATCAAGATTGGTATATGCCCTGTAAAACACACAATGAAGAAGAAGAATTAAAGAAACCTTGTCAAGCAGGATATGAAATGTATGGAACTAAAATTAAAAATGGTAAGAGAGTTCCTAACTGTGTACCAATAAAAAAATAAACTATGAACTGTAACTGCGATTTTTGTATTTGTAAGTAATGCCAAAGAAACCAAATAAAACACCTAGTAGAACATCACCTAAAAGCAGTAGACGTGCTTGTCTATGCCCTGACAATACGTATAGTCGTAAATGCTGTGACGGATCTATACAAGCACAAGGAATAGGACGTGTTTAAAAAATACGGTTTGAAAATATAAAAAAAATTACTCTATTCATTATATAGTTATGAATGCTACAGAGATATTATCAAAGGTCAAAACTTTATTAGGAGTTGATCCTAGTAATGTAGACGTAAAGCTAGAAAGTGTTTCTTTAGAAGAAATTACTTTAGAGAATGGTACTGTATTATCTGCTGATAAATTTGAAGCAGGTAATGAAGTATTTATTAAAACAGATGACGAAGATGTACCCTTACCAATAGGAGAATATGAGTTATCAGACAATAGAATATTAATCGTTAAAACAGAAGGTATGATTGAAGAAATCAAAAATTCAGAAGTAGTAGAAGATACAGCAGATACTGCAGTAGAAGATACTAATTTAGAAGAAGCACCAATTCAAGCAGAAGAAAAATCAGAAATGAATTATGCAACTAAGGACGAACTTACAGCTTTAGCAGAATCTGTGGAAGAAGTTAAGGGACAACTAAACGAAATCATTGAAAAAATGATGGATAAGAAAGAAGAAAAAGAAGAAATGGCAAAGCAAGAAGAATTGTCTAAACCAGCTTCAGAAGGAATTAAACATTCTCCTGAAACAGAAGATACAAAACTTGGTGCAAGATATGCTACTAATTCAAATCAGAATACTACTTACAATAGAGTATTACAAGCAATAACTAAATAATAATTAAAATCAATTTAAAATGTCAACAACAACAACTATTTCAAATGACGTTAGTAGAATTTTCTCTAAACAAGAAACGCTAACTGCTGCAACAACATTAGCTGCTGCAGATTCAGGAAAGACATTCCTAATAAGTGGTACAGGTTATACTGTAACATTACCTGCTCCTACAGCAGGATGGAGTGCAAAGTTTATCGTAGCTGCTGCATTTTCAACTGATTGTGTTGTACAAACACCTGCTGACAATAGAGATATTCTAAACGGTGGTGTGATTGTAAACGGTGCAATCGTAGAAGCTGACGCAGTAGATCAAGTAACTTTTGAAGATGGTGCAGAAAGCATTGGAGATCACGTAAATATATCAAGTGATGGTACTAGCTTTTATTTATCAGGTAATGGTAACGCAGCTTCATCAATAACAGTAGGGGAACTATAATAATAATAAATAATAAAATTTAAAATGGCAACAACTAATAATTTAACAACAACATATGCAGGTGAGTTTGCAGGAAAGTATATCTCGGCAGCATTATTGAGTGGTAAAACTTTAGCTGAAGGAAATATTACAGTAGTTCCTAATGTAAAGTTTAAGCAAGTAATGAAAAAAGTAGCAACAGACGGAATTGTAAAAAATTCTAGCTGTGACTTTGATCCTACATCTACACTTACTCTAACAGAGAGAATATTACAACCTGAAGAATTCCAAGTGAACCTACAGTTATGTAAGCAAGATTTCCAATCAGATTGGGAAGCAGTACAAATGGGTTATTCAGCATTTGATAATTTACCTCCACAATTTAGTGACTTTTTAATCGCACACGTTGCAGATAAAGTAGCACAAAAAATGGAGCAAAATATTTGGAATGGATCTAATGCAACCGTTGGCGAATTTGATGGATTTAGAACAACACTACTAGCAGACGGTGATGTAGTGGATGTTGCAGGTCAAGCAAGTACATCAGCAAATGTAGCAGCAGAAATTGGTAAAGTAATGGACGCTATACCTTCAGCAGTATATGGTAACGAAGATTTAGTTATTTATGTACCAAGTAACATCTACAGAAACTACATTAGAAGTTTAGGTGGATTTGGTGCTAACGGTTTAGGTGCAGCAGGTACAAACAGCGAAGGTAACCAATGGTATAATATGGGTAATGCAGTATCTTTTGATGGTGTTCAGTTAGTATTAGCTTCTGGATTAGCAAGTGATACTATGGTAGCTGCTCAAAAATCAAACTTATTCTTTGGAACTGGTCTAATGTCAGATCAAAACGAAGTAAAAGTAATTGATATGGCAGATATAGATGGAAGCCAAAACGTAAGAGTTGTAATGAGATTTACAGCAGGAATACAGCACGGTATCGGATCTGATATTGTACTATATTCATAATAAATAATTGTATAACAATAAAAGGTAGGTGGCATAATACTATCTACCTTTTTTTTTAAAAAAATAAGATATGGCTTGTACATTAACAACAGGAAGAAAAATACCTTGTAAACAATCAGTAGGTGGATTAGGCAAAGTATATATGGCAAAATACGGTACATTAGGTGCTGCAAGTATTTCATCAGGAAATATATCTGCATTATCAGGTACACCTGTATTTTTTCAATATGACTTAAAAGGTGCTACTAGTTCTATGACAACTAACATTATTAGTTCAAGAGATACTGGTACTACAGTTTATGAAACAACTTTAGAATTGACGTTTACACATTTAGACGCAGCAACGCAAGAAGAAATAAAACTAATAGCAGCTGCAAGACCACACATTGTAGTACAGGACAACAATAGAGTAATGAGTTCTAGTGTTAATCCTGACACAGATAATAGTGCTAATCATTTTATGATCGGATTCCATCAAGGAGCTGAATTAACTGCAGGAACTATTGTTAGTGGTGCAGCATATGCAGATTTAAGTGGTTTCACATTGACGTTTACTGCAACGGAAGTAATACCACCGTTATTTATAACTGGATCGGTAGTTACTGCGTTAGAAAGTTCAACGCAAATAGATCCAACAGCATAACAGTTTTTTGTTTTTGTGTGTTTAGAAAGGGGGGTTTTATAATCTCCCTTTTTTATTATGTAAAAAATAAGTTTTTTTTTATTATATAATTATGAAGATTCTAACAACTAGTGCTGCTGCACAAACATTAACATTTACACCGAGAGCATATCCGTCAAGTGTTACTGTATCTATAAGAGATAACAGCACTAATACTACTACTAGAACACAAAACGTAACATTAACAAGAGTAAAAGACAATGCAACAGTATCTACTACATACACATTAGTAGAAGGTAGGTTTTATGATCTAAAAATTATAGAAGGTATAGGTGCTTTGTGGAATCAATTTACAACTAAATGGGAAGCAGCTACAGAAAATTGGGAAAATATAATTTCATCTGAAAATGATGTATATTTAGATAAAGTATTTTGTACTGATCAAACAATAGATCAATCAAACAATGACTATTACACAATTAACAACGGAGTATATACAGAAACAACAAGTTATCCTGATGATGACTATATAATAATAAGCTAATGAGCAAAATTAGAGTAGTAAATTTAAATACATATACAGCACCAAAGATTACAGAAAACAAACGAGATAAGTTTGTAGCATACGGTGAAGATAATAATTATTACCAATTCCTAATAGACCAATATCAAGGAAGTCCTACAAATAATGCAATTATTAACGGTATAACTGAAATGATATACGGTAAAGGTTTAGCTGCAACAAACAGCAATAAAAAGCCATTGGCTTATGCAGAAGCAGTAACATTATTTAAAAAAGATGAGTTAAAAAAAATATGTTCTGATTTTTATTTATTAGGACAAGCTACATTACAAGTATACTATAATGTAGACCGTAGTA